CCCCGTGATATTAAAGGTGACAAAATTACTTGGGTTATTTTCTACATATATTTTTATACGAGGCTTAGAGTACTCTGAATGGTTAGCGTCCAAAGCGTTGACCCAGTCATTAACGTAAGTACTTGATGAATCGTAAACACTTATATAAAATTCAGTAACGGAACCGAAGGTTGAATTATTAAGCCTGAGCTCACCAAATCCGGGATTTGAGTCCGTAGTAGAGGAGTCAAAGTTCCATCTTAAGCTATCGCCTCCTGCTCCTCCAATAGGACCAGTGGGTCCAGTCACTGAAGAACCAGTAGCTCCAGCAGGACCAGTAGCTCCAGCGGAACCAGTAGCCCCAGTCACTGAAGAACCAGTAGCTCCAGCAGAACCAGTAGCCCCCACAGGGCCTGTGGGTCCCGTGTACCCATCTGCCCCCCTTAGGCCAAACGTCGAAATGCAAGCAGCGGGATCGTCGGATGTTACTACTTCGGCGGTAGCTCTTCCAGATACTATGACTTCTACTTCAGCCACTTTTTACCTCGTTACTTCTGGATAAACGTTAAACTTGCCGTTTATTATTTTCTCTTGGTAGCCTTGGGCGGTGTAGATTTCCACATCGTACACCGCAGCGACAATAGGAAGAGTAGCCGTGCTTGCTCCTTTGAGTAAGATGTCGATAAACCCACTAGTTAAAGCTCCTGATACGCCAGAAGGCTGGAGGTCTATTAATACCCCAGTGGAACCATAACGATTTCTAGCTGTACCGCTAATGCTGTAATTAGTTAAATCGATAGCACTTCCAGCGGTATCTTTTACCTTAAGCCTTACATAGAACTCTGAGCCTTGCTCGACGTTGAAATTATAGCTCGTAGCCATAACTAACATTACACTTATTACGGCTTTCTAAGCCATTTTTTTTATTTACCTTCGTCTAAGATTTTCCTCACTTTTAGAGGAAGTTCGTTTTTAGCTAGAGTATTGTTCTGTAAAGCTTGAGGTTTCGAGAATGAACCGATATGCCTGTTGAATTCTCTTATGCATCTTTTTTGTAATTGGTCTCTATTTTCAATCGGAATAATACCCTGCTTGGAGGCATGAGTGAATAATTCGGATTTGGTCATGTCGGTTATTCGTGATGAATACTCATCAATGTCCATTGTGCCGTATTTGCTGAGCCCATCGTCACCCCAAATTTGCTCGAGAGTAGTGGGTACGATGTCCTCTTTTCCGTGAGTTTGAGACAATTTCTCTAATTTCTTAGGAGTAGATTTCGCCTTAGCTGACTTGAGTTTTGTATTTGTGGGTTTCTTTCTGGGCATAATATTTCCTTTTTCCTTATTTTCAACATACACCATAAATCTTTCATTGGGAAACAAAAAAACCCCCAGCTTTCGCTGGGGGGTGTGAGGTAAGTTAAGTTACCGCTTAGGCGTCTCCGTCGAGGAAGGAGCCCACGATAGCGCGAGAGTCGAGGCAGACACGCCCCTCTTCTAAAGCACCGTAGAAACCAGCCTTATCGGCACGAGTGATGTTGTACTGATCATCAGGTAGCGCTTGGAAAGTGCTACCAGTTTCAGCATGACGAGCGATGGGACGAACGAACGAACCTTTGCTATTGTCAATACCAACGATAATTTCGTCAGTAGCAGTGGCGAAGGTTTCGCCTCCAGTGCCATCAGCTTCCGTGTACGAGGTTGCGCCAGCCATAGTGCCAAAGAGGGTATTATACTTCTTATTGACACCGAACTCATTCATCTCATGAAGGCTAACTCCGAAGATGGCTGATGCGCCAGCGTTACGGTAGATGTCTTCACGAGCAGACTCTGGAAGGTCGGTCATTTCACCACCATAGCCCTTAGTGGCGTCAGTAGTGTTGCCTCCAACAGCGTTATACGCGAAACCGCGAATATCAGCCATTCTTTCAGGACTGAGATACAGATCGGTAAGGCCCTTAGAGTAAGGGTTAGCAGGAGTGCCACCAGCGTAAGACTCATTAATGCGTCTCATGCGAGTCATGATTTCGTTCAAACGAGCCAACTGAAAAACAGAAGTGCTGTCAGGACTTTTCACAACGTGCTGCCAAGGCGAGCCTCCTCCACCATCTTTGGTGGAAGCTTCAGCAAGAGCCTTAAGAATAACAGCCCAAGCGTTACGCTCTTGCTTAACAAGAACCTCGTTGGCCATTCTCTCAATAGCTTTGCTCACAACATCCAAACGCGCTCTACGAGCATAGCGTTTGTTGAAAGAAACTGCACTATCCAATCGGTAAGTGCTAATTTTCATTTCTTCCAAACCTTCAACGTGAGAAGAAGGAAGACCACCAGCAGCACTTTGGCTCCATACAGTCACGAAGTTTGCGCCTTCGTTGTAGTATAAATCAAGTGGGTAACTGGGACTGTCATCCTCATCAAACGGTGCATCGGTATAGATCGCACTAGCAGTACCGGCCTGATAAATAACCTGTTGAACCACTGGTCCAATAAAGGCTGCAAAGGCTTCGGCTGCTTCACGAGCTACGATCTGGTTTTTGGAACCCATCGCGCGGATGAGTTCGACCTGTCGAGGGGTATTTTTTAATGTTAATCTCATTTTAAATATCCTTTTTTTTTTGTTCGATTATTGTCGTAGCTCAGTGAGCTCCGCATTCTAATCTGATAAGAACAACTCCGTCACTGTCTTTCACACCCAGTGTCGTGCCAACTTGAGCGTTAGAAGCAACGCCAGTTGTAATTAATCCGTTAGCCCCACAATAGATCTTTTGACCAGCAGTGGGGGTTTCAGACGCGAGAGTAGTACCGCTGTAAAGGAATACTCCCTTACTAACAATAGGCACAGCTTGTCCGCTAAGGACAACGCCCATTTCGGCAGCTTTACGAGGGTTGAAAGCAAGCTTCTCCCCGTTCTCGTCCTCTTCTTTCACGTCCAGCAGAGTCATGCCGATGGGCACATCGCCCGCGCCAGCCTTAGTGACTTTCGCAGCGACGCCGTAACGGTCTGAAACAGTGTTCGTGTATGATTTCCCCACACTACCGAGCATTTCCATCTCGTTTGTAGTGACCCAACCGTCGCCTTGAATCATCATAAGATGACCTTGGTTTAGGTTAGAAGTACCCGAAATAGCGTAAAGGTTAATTACGTCTTTTTCGTTGTAATCTCTGAATGGTCTTAAAGTAGCTGCCATTTTTAATTATCTCCTTTTAAATGTATTTTGTAAGTCGTTAAACTTGAATGTCGAACTCGTCGACATTAAAAGCCTGTTTGTACTTGTCGTACACAGTCTGCTCAGATGCTTCCACCGAGGCAGGAATATCCTGCGCCTCTGTTTTAGCCTGAGAAATTGCCTCTTCAACCACTTCCTTCTCTTCTTCCGGTTGATACTCGGAAGCGGTTGCTAATACTTTCTCTTCTCTAGAAGCGTCTTCCGCTTCCTTCTTGGACTGAGCAGCGATAGCTTCCTTATTCTTGTCGCGTAAGAGAACTTCTAGTTTCTTAGCGTAAGATTCGAAATCTTCGTCGCTCATGTCGTTAACCTCAGAAGCGATAACTTCACGATCCTTATCACAAAGATCGTAAGTATCGTCTAGTACAGACATACGGCGAGTAAAATTCTCGTCAGCCAATTGTTTAGCAGCTTCAGCTTGAAGCTTTTCCAATTCGCCGTTGAGAGTCTCAACTTGCTCTTTTAGTTCTGTATGTTGACCTTCGAGAGCAACGTGCTTCTCTTTGGCAGCATGAAGCTGAGTTTCAACCTCTCTTTTACCTTCGGCAAACTTTTCTGACGATTTCTTGAGTTCATCCTCAATGAAATCTGACACCTGAGAGGCCGAAAGCTCTTGGAGGTTATCGTCAGTTAAATCCTTTAGTGATTTTATTTTGGTCATAACAATAATACCTTTATCTGTTGCTACAGTTTTTTCCTGTACTTGTGAACATTTTTTTTCGTTTTCTAGTTGTTTTATCTCAGAGGGGGTAGATTCATCTACTTCCTCTAAGATTTCAGCAGAAGACTCTTCCTCGGAAGACTCCTCTTTAGAAAGTGTTAATTTAGTCATTAGGCCTTTAACTTCAGCAGCGGGAGAAACCGTAAGTCCAACCCCTAACGCTACTACGTCATTTATGACTTTGCGGTACACGGATCGGCCATCTTCTAATTGGCCAGAGCCACCAAAACCTTTTAAATGAGACTTTAGGGCGTCTATGTCCTTTTCGGACGAGACTATCTCAGCCTCCGCAATATCATTTCCGTCTTTCACTATTGCTACTTCGTAGTCGGAAAAACCCAGCTCCCAGCTAGCAGAAATTTTCATATATAAATCGCTCTCAGGGTCACTTGATTCCTCTATCTTCGAGGCCAACTCCGTATCAACCACTTTCCAGACTAACCCCCCTAAAGTAATATTGAATGGCTCCTTTTTGTCTACGACCTCTTCTTCTGGTAGTGACTGGTCGGAGCCGAACTCACTAAAACCCGCAGTAAGGATGACTCCTATCAGCTTTTCTCGGTTATGCTCTATATTTATAGGCTTATTAACAAACGTCTTATAGATGTCGATAGCTGTATCAGCGTCGATAACATCACCATTTTTATTAGCCCTGTTAACGACGCAAGCATTGAAAGCGATGGGAAGTACGTCCACATTTTTTTCGGTATCTATGTCGGGCAAAAATTCGCCTAAATTCTCCAAGCTCGCTAAAGCTAGAAATTTATCCTTGCACTCAGGAACTAAAGGTTTTATTACAGAACTAAAGGAGGTGTGGTATTTCATCTTATTTCCCAGTTAAATCCAAGTGGTTTATTTTGAGTATAAATAAAAAGCTCATCTACACTTTCGAAAGTTTTCTTTAAATCATACTCCACCAAGTCTTCGTTCGCTGCTTGAAGGGTTTCCTCGGTGATGATTTGATCTTCCGAGAAAGATTCAAATTCCTTATCTATCCTAAAGGAGGCTTTCTTTGAGTCGTTATACTCTTCCTCTTCAAACTCAAGACTCATTAGGTCGGAAAATTTATCCCCAGCGTCGTCATGGTTAAGTAATGATAAATAAGAATTAATGTAAATTAAACCTTTTACGTTTTTATCAAACGTGGAGCTTGACGCTGCTGCCTCAAGATAGACCTCCTTTAGTTTTTCCGTAGTGACTTTATTGATTCCAGATTCATTATGAATCGTAGCCTTACTCTCCAAGGCTGCTAAAAGTCTCTTGGAAAACCCCACGCATTCTTCCGTAGAAGAAACTAGTGGTAAATTACCGGAATTCTCATTTCTCATCAGTGTAATGAATACACCAAAACTTAACAAAAATGAAATATTTAAATGAAAAAAAATAAAAAAACCCCCACGCGGAGTGGGGGGTGACTATGAACGACGATAACCTAAAGAACCTACTTCTTACTTTTCACCGCTTTAACAGACGGGAAAGGCACGTCAATCGAAACCAAGGGGGCGGTGAGACCCACACCAGTTTTGTCGAGCTTAGCGTCTAAGACGGCATCTTTGTTAGCAGCACCGCCAATTGTTACAGACGGAAGTTGCATAGTGGACGAACAGCCTACCACCATGACAGTTACAATAACCAATAATGATTTTTTCATAATATATTATAATAAGCGCGTAAAGGCGCGTGATTTCCATATTAAGCAACATCTGCCTCAAAGTAAAGCAAAATTTTCTTAGGTTTATTAGGGTTGACTAATTCCAAGAAAAGAACTAAATTAAGACTATGAGAACGATGTTAATTGCAGCCTCCCTACTCTTAGCGATGACATATGAGACATATGCAGAACTTGTGACGGGGCATAATATACCTATCGTGCGTTTCAAAGATGGAACAGTTTTGCGAAACGTCAAAATCCATATGGGGACCGCTGGACAATGGAGACCACGCACCGATGGACTCACCCTAGAAGTTGGAGGAAGAATCTACTTTCATCACTACCCTTACGTGGAAAACAAAAGGACTTTCGCAATTCCGAGTTCCGACGACGGATTATACAAGACTAATTACGTGACAAGAGTTTATAAAGTCCCAACCCCTCGCCCGCCCTTAGAACAACACTGGAACCCAAATGGCATCCCTTCGTGCGTGCCCTCGCGAATACAATTTATTCATTTTGACGCAGACACACTAAATAGTATGTACAAGATGATAGACGCTACAGTAAAGCATTACGAAAAAGATTCCGGAAGTGTTCTCTCTCATCACTACAGGGCGGTAAGGGCCAGTATAAGAGAAAATGCTTGGCGCAAATTGCGACTTAACGACCTTAACTCACCCAATCTTAGTAAAGCTTGGCAAGGTAAAGTGGAGGTAGAGATGAGGCTACACTGGAGAAAAATTTACTACGGGAAGTGGATAAGATGACGAACCAACTACTCTTGAAGCTGTTTAATCTTCTTAAGCTCGAGCTTTAGCTCCTCTAAGTCTTTTTGGAGGTATTCTATACGTAAATCCTGTTTGGCGTCATCTGGCAAAGCTCCCAGTTCACCCCTTGGCCACTTGATTCTAAACTCGCTATTCATTCCAACAGCGTCTTGCATACGGACCACATCTAATTGTAATTGTGAGAGTTGAGCAGTTAAGGAGAACCATACACCAGCAATAGACAATATAGCTAATATTATGCCAACTAGAGATTTTACGTCTAATTTAACCTGAGAACTTTCATTTATGTCTATAGGATTGGACATTAGTATATATGCTTACACCTAAATTAGATCAACGTCTGAATTTGAAAGCATAAATTTCGAGTATCGTCGTGTCGCCTTCCCCGAAGTAAGTCGATATATTCTTATCTACGGGGTAACACATCCAGTGATAAGTTAAAGACCAATTCTCCTTAACTAAAACTAAGGCTACATCGTCGCTTTGGATTTCTCCTAGTTTTTTTAAAGTCCTAAAACTTATATCTTCTTTATCGAGGATCATCCTAATCTCACCGGGAAAAGTGATGCTCCTTGCTCTTTCATCGAAAACCGATAGACAATCCCTAAGGAAGAAGTCTTTACTCTGTAGGTAGTAGCTATAATTAGCTCTCGAAGCTAAGGAGTTATGCTCGGAGTAACGCATGGCTTTCTCTAGAGCTACTGGTCCGCAGCTATGAATATGAAATGGGTCGAGAGACTTTACCCTCTTATCGCAATGAAGAGTACTAGTGGAAATAGATTGGAGAATTCCACATCCAGCAAAGAAAAACATTAAAAAAAATGTAAAAAAAAGCTTCAACAATTAGTAACTACACTAAAAGCTGAAGCTGTTATAAAAAAACAGAAGTCTAATTAATCGCCCGTGGGAATTCCGCCAGCGTACCACCCTTCGGGCAGTTTCATTTTATTCTTAGAAAGAACCCATTCGCCATTTTTTTGGACGTAAACTCTTCCTTCTACATCGGGACCTAATCTCACTAAATTAGCTTTTGTATCGACAAAAACTACTCTTGTGGAACCGCATCCCAATAAGAGAACTAGACCACTAATTAATATTGCCCTTGGGACCAATTTCAGAATTTGGTCCAACGGGGCCGATAGAGGGATTTTCATTTTGCTGTTTCATCCTTTGCTCTTGTTTTTCAATCCGCTTACGCCACTTATCCTTGAGGACTTTTGGCGTTACGTCGGCATCACTAGCCTTAGTGTCTTTCTTCGCTTCGGACGAAAGCCACTCTAGGAGAGCTTTAAATAATGCCGTTAACCAAGTCATATAGCTATTAGGCCTTCGTCTTGGCTAAACCTCTGGAGATGGTATACCCCAAAGCAGCAGCAGCAGAGCAGACAAATCCAAAGACCTTGTCGGCATTTGAAACACCTTCTGGGTCCACAAATCCTGCTCCCCACGCTAAGGAAGCTAAAGTGACACAGAGTGTAATCCAAAACTCGGTACTTTTGTATCCGGGTTTAGTTTCGTTTTTATTATTATTAGTTGGCATATTTTTTACTATATATGTGGATTAAATCAAAAGCAAGAGATTATTAATTACGTCTCGCTTCTAAGAGCTTTCTGTATATTTCTTCATCCTCCATTTTTAAGTCGATCTTTCCTAGCTCCGGGAAGCTGGACTCCCCCAATAGCAGTAAATATAGTTAAAGACTCCTTATCTCCACTATAGATTCCCCTATGAACCAAGCTGTTAGGCCTCAACATTCTAGACAACTGCGAAAAAGCGTCGTCCAAAGCAGATTGACGAATATTATCTAACTGATCGCTTCCACCTATCACAATCGCCCCTGCACAAGTAGCAGTCCCAATATCTACCCCTCCCGTGAGTAGGTTACCTTTAAGGTTTTCACGAATTGCTCTCGAAACGGCAATTGGGTCCTCCCAGTCCTTAACTGGCGAAGCACCGTAAACTAAAATTCCAGAATCAAGAACTTGCTTGTAGTCGTTCGAGTCAAAGGTCGAATAAGTGCTATCTTTAGCACACGTTAAATTAAACAAATGAAATAGGCTCGCCATACTTTTATTGGCGGTCTCCCAAAATTTAGAAATAGATAAATTAGGGTAAAGCTCGCCGACCCTTTCGTTGTCGACGATAATCAGAGGGGAGACTCTGCCGTCCGTCACCTCTCCCCATACCTCTTCTAGAACATTTCCGGCTACCCTCATTACTCCTGACCCCTCAGAGTCCTTCGGCAGAGTTAAGATCATGCCCACCTTGCCTTCTTTAACCTTAAGAGTCTTGTAGACCTCCTTCACGGTCTGGACTAGCGGAACAGCTAGCCCAGAGCCTGTCCCTCCTCCTGCTCCAGCGCAAATGAAAGTTTTGTCATAAACATCGCCAAATGAACGACGAATAAAATCCAAAACATCATCTTCCCTTTCTCTGAACTTTTCCCGCGCCTTATCTGGATTCTTCCCGGCTCCGCCCTCCGCAATTAAGAGCTTGTTAGGCATATCAATAGTGTTTAAATCTTGCTCAGCGGTGTTAATTGCAGCGCAGCGACGATACCCCATTTTATAAAAAGTCTCAGCCAGACGCGACCCTCCTTGGCCAACTCCTAAAAAATTAAACTTAAAACCGCCTTCGATTTCATCATCGATTATTACAGCGTTGGAAGTTTGGTCTCCCACCTCAGGTATGAGTAGGTCGTCCATTGAGATGTCAAAAGACGGTTCTTCGTACATGGATTGGATATTTTGATCTTGATCGTTTTTTTCGTTCATTTTAATTTTTGTTTTTCTAAACTTCCCAGCAGAAGACTCGCTAGGTAAGTATCTAAATTGTTATCGTAGGCAATATCTTGGACTTCCTTAACTCTGTCAAGGTTATGGTCAAATGGTTTTTCGCAATATTTATCTACCGAGGCCAACCAGTCAGAAGGAGATTCATTAATTATAATTAAATCACAAATAGCTTCACTAACTTGTTTCTGCTTAGGAGTAATCCTTTTCACCTTATGCATCTCTTTCAGTTTAGCGGAGACTTTTGAGTTTAATTTCTGAGATAAAATCATATTATCTTTCAAGCTCGCCAAACTGTACTGAGGAGTTTTTTTGCCTTGCGTAAATTTCGACTGATCTCCTTGCCCGATTGGAGAAACATTTTTAGTTTCTTGAGGAGCCTTAGAACCAGAAGGTCTTCCTCCATCTTGGGGAGGAGCATCGCCTCCTGCGGGATTCTTGTTCATGATAGGCTCGTAAAGACCATCCTGCTTCTCTTTAAGAAATTCTTTTTGAGATTCCTTAGAGTTCTTAGATTCGGGCAAACGTTTACTATCTATAGCTTCTAGAACCTCTTCCGGGGTAAGCACTCCAAGTTCGTATAGCCTAGTGAAAATTCTGTCTTTGACGTTATCGTCAGTTAAGGATATCTCAGCTAATAAGGGCTCTGGCGTAGAGCGGAACCCAAGTTCTTTGCTCACCCTTTTCATCTCGGGGATAAGGAAGCTGTGCAGGAAAGTTTGCCTCGCTGATTCGAGCCTAGCGATGAAGACCTCTACTTTCGCGCTTTGGTTAGCGAACTTTTCTCCCCCCACTAATATGTTGTTCAGTCCCATATTTATATCTCTATCAAAGATTTCGTATTTAGTTGGGGACATTAACTCCGCTACGCCCGGAACCACGAACTGAGCTTTGGTTGTGTAGTCCGCAATTAGGACCCTTCCAACGGACTCGTTTTCGAAAAGTTTTTGCATCGCCACAAGATTCTTTTGGTTGATTCCACCTTTCTCTGGGTCAGTGCCCATGGTGACTAAAAGTATGGCTTGTTGCATACATCTCCCCATAGCCATGTCCATTTTTTTGAGTTCCGACTTAAAACTTAAATCTCCCAACACAGGAAACCCCATGGGGACAGCGAAAGGTTCATAGTCTTGCTTCTTGTAAAACACGGACACTAACCTACTTGCATCAAGAGGCATTGAGATGTTCCTTTTACGACCAGAATCTATTTCCTTTATAACCTCTGGGTCCAGAGACTCTCGTAGCGTTTCATCCTCTTCCGTTAGAGGGCTGCGAATTCTTTGAATTTCGTACGCACTTAGCATTTTGATGTAGTTGCCCCTATAAAAAGAAGCCGTACCAGTCAGGCGAATATCGGCTGGGTTTAGCATCACGTATCTTATAGGTAACTTAATGTCGTCCGTTAGCAAATTGCTCCCCCCAAATACTTCAGCGATTCTCTTAGAGTCTTTATCGTTTAATTTACCCTCGAATCGGTACATAAATACGTTTCCTGACCTGAAAAATTCCCTATAGAATTTATCTTGCAGATTATGAAGGTCTATTTTTTTGAAAAATTGCTCGAAAAAAGTTCTAGACTTGCGATTGCCTCCATTAAAATATAAATCTCCTATCGAAAATTCAGTCATCAAATCAATAACGTTTCTGAATTGAGCAAAATTATAATAAGCCTTTTGGCATAAAATTACGGCGTCCCTAATCTCTATAGAAGACGCTGATGATCCAGTAGCTGAAGGCGAAGAATATATAAACGGAACTAAACCGTCGTCGATGTTGCGGTACTTATCAGTCCTGTCAATTACGCTGCTTAAATTTCTCCTTGTTCTAGTCGTCGAATACCCAGACGTGGCTAACGCTTCATACGCCATCACGGGGGGAGATTCCTTAGGCTTTTCGCTAGCCGTAGAGGTCTTTCTGGGCTGCTTTTTCGAGGCAGCTTTCTTCGGGGATTTTTTGTTTTCGCTCATTTCTGGAAATTATAATTATACATACACTTTAATCGAACATTACGGGTAAAAAAGTCTCTGGTTGCTCATTTTTCTCCGATTTAATGTCAAAGTAGCACTTGATAGCCCAATTTGCGAGCATTAAAGTAGTATAATTGTCCTTTCTAGCCCTAGTTGAGGAAGTGCTTCGTTTTAGGTGCTGGGGCAAATCGAAGGTCTGAGTCCCTCTTGCCGTGCTTTTCACCTCCACTAAAGCGCATTGTTTTTTCGTGGAATGAATTAGAATATCTTGAGTCTCAATTAGGTCTCCTGTGCTATCCGCCCTTGTTGGTTTAATATCTATCGAGTAAGCGCTTTGCTTGGAGAACTCGGAACCATGCGCTGTGCATCTAGACGCGAACCATAACCTTTTATGGTCTATGCAAGCCTGAAGATGTTCGTTAGCTTTCCTGAGCCAATTAGAGGTGAAGTTTTGCTTGAAGCAGATCGCGCCTTCTTCTTTGTTGAAGGCTCTTTTCGCCTTCCCTAATTCCTGAGAGTATTTATCCCCCTCTGCGTCCGAGTCAAATTCTATGAACTTTAATTTCATTTTATTCTCTATGAATTGAACTGACTCGTTGCAGCTATCTATAAACTGATAGCCAGCATTGTCAATGCATATCATTTCGATGTTAAAATTAGAAACTATATAATACAAATAATCTATGTGATTTTTAAGGTCTCCTCCCGCCACGGCGTAACTATGGACCAGAGTTCCCTGCTTCGCCTCTTCGTCTAATTCCAAAAGGGACATCGCAAAATAATCTGAACTAGGGGAGTTGGAAAAAGATGGATCAATCCCCAATATATATTTCGATCCTCGAGGACCTTTGATTTGCGTGGTTGGCGTCTCCCCGTCTGGAATGGTGCAAAGGTGCATCTTCTTCGCGCTAAAGTACGAATCTGAACCATCTGTAAATTGAGCGCAATATTCTCTTTGGAACGATGAATGAGACGACCCTCCATTTTGAGCCTCTTCGATAACTGTCTTATCTATCATTTCGTTGGGGAGCGCCTCGTACCCCAGTTGGGATACAAAATAAGTGGCATCGCTCTTTTTGTCTGAGTAAATTTTACCAAGCCATTCTTTGTAGGTTTTGTATAGATTTTCGAAAGTGTAACTAGCTGAGGAAAGAGCTATCATCTTGGAGTTATTTCCGAACTCCATTCTATCCTCTTCATTCATTTTACCCTTCTTGATTAGGTCGTCTTCCATCTCTCTAATCTCGATCCTTTCCTTCATGTTCTGAGGAGCTACAAGGAAAGGCATTAGTACGGTGTTGATTAGCTCCTCTGGCAACAACAGAAACTCGTCCAATAAGAGTATGTTAGCTCTAAAACCACGTATTTTTTCCCCCGAAAGTGGGATCGCAGTTATAGTCCCTCCATTTATCGCCCATTCGTACTGATCGTTTCTCTTGGAAGGCTTAGCGTTAAAAGCTTGTCTTAGAAGCTCCGCCCCTTTTGAGTTGACGATTTTCTCCAGATTATTAAAAATGAAACGAGCCGTACGAAAGGTCGGCCCAGCGATTAGTATTTTCGTCTCTGGGTTAAATATGCAATGCAAAAAACAAAACACAGAAGCTATAAACGTTTTACCACAACCACGCCCCCATACGCACATGGAAAAGTTTCTAGTCATCATGCCTCTTAAGGTCACCTCCTGATACGGAGCCAGTTTTATGCCTGATATGAGCTCTGTAGTAAAGGCTATGTTTGCGTGCAAGAATTTAGCTAGGCTTATCTTAGCCTCCTTGTCGTCGAGCTCCCCTTTTAACGATAGGAATTCCTCATTCTCCTTACGCGCTTCAACTTTATATTTATCTGGGCAATACCACATTTTATCACAAAACCTTCTTATCGTAAGCGAGCTGAAGGTCTATCTTATCATAAGTACAATCTGAGAAAAAAATCTTCTCGATAACTCTTACCGCTTCTTTCCGCCCATCGACGAAAAGGAACTGTACATGACTATACTTCTGAATCAAGCCTCTTACTTTATGAAATATATACTCGGGGGTAGCTTTTATTTTTTTGGATATATGAGGTAAGAACGGAAAGGATAGCGCGTTAGTTAAAGTCTCCTCCACTAAAACTATTAACTTTGCGTCCGCTTCTCCCGCTCGCTCTATTTCCCTGCAAAATCTTTCGTAATTCATCACGCTTATCGTAGAAATGAAATCAGCGAGAGTCTTCCTTTCTACGTAACAATTACAGGTTAAACTTTTGTCGCTCAGCGTATAGTCGCCGAATTTTAAAGCGTGACTTTCGGACGGAAAGTTAAACTTCAACGGTAGCTGTTCGCGAGTATCTACATATATCTTTAAGTCTTGTCGGTCTTTGTAGTCTTTGCTAACGATAACACCCTTCGGTTGAGTGTAGCGTTTCTCCAGACCCAGAGAAGAACATAACTCGTAATAATCTTCGAAAAACTTTTCGTAGAATATTATCGAGGGAGCCATGAGAGTCCTAAGCTCTACTTGGCAAGGAGCTACGGTAATCCCTTTAACCTTAACTCTTTCCTTAATGATGTTAGTTAAATATTCCTGAGAGGCGGGTGCGTCTTGCTTTTCAAGCCATTTTCTTTGATTGGTGCGAGTGTTAAACTCCCGACTCAGGTAATCTTCTTTTGATTTAAATTTAATTATCTTTCCGTCATGGAGATCATGTCGGGGAAAATGTTTTTGGTAATAAGAAACGACTCTTAAATCGTGGACTTTAAAATGCGAGTGTAAACCCCTCTCACTAGGGAAGGATTTGTCGCACTCTTTGCATGTAAACGGCTTACTCATGATTTACGCTATTTCGTTTTGGTCGATACCCATTATCCTGCACCTTATCTCGTCCATACTTCCGAGCTTTTTCATCTCCTCTTTCATTAGCTCTTGGCGTAGCTGAGCTAAAGCTATCATATTATGTCTAGACTCTTCCTCCTTCCACATCTCCACAAGATTAAGTATGCTAGCGGTATCGTTAAGTTGTTTTTTGAGTCTATCGCTTCGCTTTTCTTTCAGATCGCCGAGCAGTTTCTGCTGCCTGTTGACTGATTGGTTGTACTCGTTTTGAGAGGTATTGATAGCTTCAACTAGAGACATCGAAATTCGTCTACCCTCACTATCGTCCGCTGAGTCATCCAACAAGCGATTTAAGTGCTCAACCCTTCTCTGAATGTTGGCGGATATCACTACCTCGGTAGACAATACTATATATTGATCAACTTCCTCTTGAGTTAAGTCTCCCTTATCGTGAGTATACCTCACGAAGCTGCTCTCGTACAAGTCCCGTGCGGTTTCTGATGTGTAAGTATTTATCTGATGTATGAATCTATACGTCTTTAGATAACATGTAAGCGCGTTTATTTCTTTTTTCGATTTAGCTGGTAATTTATCCACACCCTCTGGGGAAAAAGAGGGTACGTACTTTCTCGTTTTGGCCATCGTTTTTAAAAAAGTATTAGGTGGATCATAAGCTACTAGCCTCTGAGGGAGAGCGTCCTCAAAAGGAACAAGCTCGTCCCCTAAGGAGTCAATATATTCTCTTACCGCACGAGATTCCTGACTTAGATTATTTAGGTCCGAATCGTCGAATATGATTCTAGCGATTTCGACATAGGACATCATAGAGCCATTGTTACGACAAAAAGATTGGTGATCTTCTGAGAGCTCAATTTTTTCTTTCGGCTTATACTCGCTTGAGGGTCTAGCTTTTAGGTCATGTTTCGCTAGGAACTCTTTTATCATTCTACCCTCTTTACATCTACCATCCACCTTCTCCAACTCAGGGAAAACTATTTTTGTTAAATCTATAAGGGACGGCGCACCTTCGGGGTCTCGACTCCAAGCCTCGAGCACGAGGTCTCCTTGCTTTTTAGTTAGTTCCTTGCTCATAAATTAGTAAATGTCTATCTTGCCATCTTGAAAAGCCTTCTTCGCTTTCTTAATGATCGACTTTTTGATATTCCTGATATGCTTATATCCCGGAAAACGACCTTGCTCAGAGGAAACATACTCCATTATCTCGCCGACCTCATTTTCATTTTTGTTTTCAATATACAATAATTTGTATATTTTCCACTCGTTTGGTTTCAGTATTTTTTCCATAGCTTCGTGGAGCTTCACTATGTTGGATTCCATCTTCATGCTTTCCTGCAATTCGCTACTATTCAGTTCGTGAGCGTGAAACTCTAGAGACGTGGCTATCTTTAAGTAAAACGCGCTTTTCTTGGTTCCTTCCCATTTTGCGTAAATTGGGCAATCATTACATTGTTTTTCGTAAATCATGCATAAGTCTTCCCCTTCCGCAGCGTCACACCTATAGCAGGGTTTAGACAGGTTGGCGTAGTTATTCCTTATCAAATTCTTGATTTGATTAGAGATCAGAGTATTTAGCCAAGGTCCTATAGGTTTACTTTGGTTGTATAGATGCCATTTTTTATAAATATGGACTCTTATAATTTGAGCTACGTCATCGTAGTCAATCCATGATAGAGACTTAAGATTCCATTTATTTTTCCTCTTAAGAATCTCTTCGTCAATCACCTCGACGAAATCTTCATAAATTTTGGGAGGAGTTTGCTCTTTATCGGACATCTGATTTATCGCTTCAAGGAGCCAGCTTCTTTGAGAAATTCTTGCAAAAATTTCTTTTCATCCGTTGGGGAAACAGGGCCTCGTTTGGCAGCGATTCCGCTGTTACCTTTTTTTTCATCGGGAGGACCCTCGGAGGCTACATTACCTATAGTAGGAGCCTTTGACTCGTACCGCGCCACCTCGAAATCTAGCTCGGAGAGATCAGGGATGCTTCCTATTTCGTCGTCATCCTCTAACACCGCAGTTGCCTCGGTCTGCTTAGTGCTCGCTTTTACCCCGCCGAAAGAGTAGCCACATTTAGGGCAGAACAAAGGCTTCTCGTACGAATATAAGTTCAGGTGTCCGCAGTCGCTGCAAAATTGTTTAATCATTTTTTTTCCTTTTTAAGCTTTTCTAAGGCTTTCAGCATACACTCTAAATAAGATAAATACAAAAAGCTTTTTTTTTCATTAAAGTGTATTTATTAATATGAGAACCAATGATTACTCCCCAGTGTACGATGCGTTAGAAAAGCTAAAAAAAATCTTAGAAATATCTTACCCACTATGTAAGTCTCAAGACTCTCATACCGCTTCTCAATGCTCTAAAATCAACACCTTAGCCTTTAAGGCTATTAAGGATATAGACGAGAAATTTCGCCTAAATGATCGAAAAAACTAGCTTTGACTACTTGTCAAAATTCTGCTATTAGTCAGTGCGTATGTCCAAGTCACCGCCAAAGATAGGTCTCTGCTGTATAGTCAAAGACGAATCAAAAGTAATAGAAAGGGCTCTTAAGTCCGCTCTACCCCTCATAGATTATGCTCTAATAGTCGATACGGGCTCCACGGATGGGACTCAAGAAATAATGAAAAAATTTCTTAGCAAACATAAAGTTCCACACGATATAATAGAGGAGAATTGGGAAAACTTCGCCCACAACAGAACCTCTGCTCTAAGGCATTTAAGAAAGAGAAAAGACGTAAAATACGGAATTACCCTAGACGCCGATGAAGTTTTCAAAATTCCCGACAATTTTGACAAAGCGAAGTTCGCCAAAGGATTAAAGCATGACGCTTATAGAGTTTATTGTGAGTTCGGAGAAATGTCGTATCACAGGTATCTAATTTTCAGAAATAACACTGACTGGGTATACAGGGGAGTGGTTCATGAATTTCTAGAGTGCGAGACTAAACCAGCTTCCATAGGGGACAACTACGACATAAAGCTTAAAATCTTCACTGACGGAAACAGAAGCAAGGATGAGGACAAATACAAAAAAGACGCAGAAATTCTACGGAAAGCTCTGGACGAAGAAGAAGACCCCTTTATGAAGTCTAGGTACACCTTTTACACCGCTCAGTCATACAAAGACTGCGGAAACAACGAAAAGGCTATTGAGTACTACTCGAGAAGGACAAGCTTAGGCTACTGGTCCCAAGAGATTTTTGAGTCTTATTATAGCATAGCTAAAATCAAACGGTCCATAAACACCTCGGTAGGGGAAGTCGTGGAGGACTGCTTGCTAGCTTTTAAATCAACGGAAAATCGACTAGAAGCAATTCACGAAATAGTTAATCTGTATCGTCTCTCGGAAAGGTATAGAGCTGGGTACGAAATAGGAAAAAATTACCTAGACTTTGAAATTCCCAAAGACTCCTTATTCCTTCGACCCGACATATATCAGTGGAGATTCGATGATGAAGTTTCGGTATGCGCTTACTGGGCGGGTCACTACAAACACTCCCTTAAACTTTGCAAGAAGGTCTTAGCCTCTCCCTTTCTCCCCGAAAGAGAAAAGGAAAGGGTGAAAGCAAACTTAAAGTTTGCCGAGGACGCTATACCCCCTTCAGCTTAGAGACTATGAATTTTACCAACTCCGACCTCATAATGTCTTCCTCATCGAAGGTGAAAGTGTAGATTCCGTTTTCCATACTTTCCTCGTCCGAAAAGGCTTTGCAAATTTTTTCAAATCCGTGAGCTTTGTCTTCTTGCTTTAAATCCGTTTGCATGGGGTCGGCTAATACAAAACAACGAGAGCCTTCTCCCATCCTAGTAAGCACTGTCACGATTTCCTTCAGGGTAGAGTTCTGAGCTTCGTCCAAAATTATACACTTATCCGTCCAGTTCATTCCGCGAGCGAAGTTGACGGGAAACATGGAGATTCTGTTTTGCTCTTCGAGCTTCTCCGGTTTTGTCTCCACCAATAACTCCACCAATTTATCTAGGAAAGGAAGATTGTAGAATCTCAGTTTTTCCTCTGCGGACCCCGGAAGAAACCCAAGGCTTCTATCCGAACTTTCCACCGCAGACCTAAGGTACATGATACTGTCGGCTACTTTCATATTAAGAAGCTGCAAAGAGCAGTACGTAGAGAGAAGGGTTTTAGCTGTGCCCGCTGGCCCGTTAACTAATACGATTTTCGTCTTAGGGTGGAGTGCGATCTTAAAAAACTCTTTTTGCTTTTCCGTCCATGGAAATTGATTTAATTTAATAGCCCTTTTGATCGGGTTTTCGACTTGCTTGGTCTCGTAAAAGTTTGTAGCGTCGATTATGTCTCCAGCTAATTTTTTACCGCCTCTAACCTTAAGTTTAGTGTCAGAGACTTTCTTCGAAGCAGTTTCTTTATTTACCATATGATACTACTAAATACACTTAGTGGAGAGTCCCTCGGAATACTTTTCTTTGTAAAAAGATATAGTTTCGCTTATCCCCTCTAAAAAGCTGAGCTTTGGCTTCCAGTTCAATTCATTTAAAATTTTACTATTATCTATAGCGTACCTCATATCATGCCCCAATCTATCTTTTACGAACTCTATATGATCTCCGCACTTCATACCTAACTCGCAGCATATTGAGTTAATGGTTTGTAGATTTGTTCTCTCGCAGTCCGCTCCAACTAGGTAGTTTTCCCCTATTTTTCCGTCGAGTAGTATTTCCCACAAAGCAGAGCAGTGATCATCTACGTAAATCCAATCTCGGACGTTTTCACCTTTCCCATACACGGGAATTTTATCACCATTAATTAATGATCTAATTATGGTAGGTATGAACTTTTCGTCATGCTGGTTGGGGCCGTAATTATTACAACAGTTAGATAGAGTTATCTTCATTCCGTAGGTATTCATGTACGCAAGAGCTAACATATCCGAAGCAGCTTTGGTAGCGGAGTAAGGATTTCTAGGATTATATTGAGTTTCTTCCGTGAATTTATCTTCGCCCATCACCTCTCCGTAAACCTCGTCAGTAGACACATGATGAAATCTTACGCCTTTATCTCTACAGGCCTCCAATAAAGAGTGGGTCCCTACGACGTTTGAGTTTATAAACTCTTTGGAGCTAGCAATAGAATTATCGACGTGAGATTCGGCAGCTAAATGAATTACGTGAGTTGGTTGATGGAGAGACATAACTCTAGCCACTTCTTGATAATTAGAAAGGCACACTTTCTCGAAGACGTACTTATCGTTGCTATCAAAAGCTTTGGTGTTAGCTGGGTCAGCAGCGTAGGAAAGCTTGTCGAGATTTATAATCCTTTCTACCTCAGAGTCACCTATTACGCATCTAATAAAATTAGAGCCTATGAAACCTGAACCACCTGTGACTAGTATTTTCATTTAGTTATGAACGAATAGAATTTTGGTAATTTTTTGACACTTAACTGGCTCGCCGTTTGAATCTATATGTCTTATCATTTTATCTAAGTAAACCCAATCAGCGCATCTCCCTCCGACATGATCCGGTTCAGCGACCTTAGCTAAGCTTCCCATAGCAGCAACACAGCCCCTATCTATAAGGTTCATCTCTAACTCTGAGCTCAGATGACCGTAACCAAAAGGGGGATCAAAGTATGGGCGGGAGTAATCATGCACGCAGTCCCAGTATATAAATTTAGGATTATCAAATTGACTAGCGGTGCTCAACACTTCCTCCACCAACACGGGTACGTAATAATTATCCGCATTGGTTAGCAAAACATAGCGGTCATCTTTCACGTATTTATTAACTCCAAACCTTAATGGGGTATGACCGTAATCAGCCACCCTTTGGCCCGTATGAGTTAGTATTATTTTTTCGTTTAGGTAGCCATCTTCAGTTAGGGATTTCTCTAACCTTTCGTAAAATTCATCATACCCATCGTGGACTAGAATCAAACGCCAGTTAGGGTTAGTTTGAGATTTAATGCAGTTTATAAAACACTTCAACACTGTGTCTTGATGATAAGTAGCTACCACTATATCCAAGATCATAACGAGCGATCCTTTTCGTAACGTTGTGGGTCAGAATGCCAAGACGGGTCAGATAGATGGGCTTGCTCGCCTCTCAATAAATCACTTATTTTTTTTTGTTGAGAATCTTCCTCTAGGAATTTTGATTCCCCCACTGCCCTCACCCCTATTTCTATAGGCTTAGAGATTGGACTTTCGTTCGAAGGTATTGGTGCTCTGTGTAATTTATTGTTTATCTCACCTCTCATCCTCCAACTCCAATCGACGTCTTTTCTTTGGACACTATCAAAATAGAATTTATCTTCTTCGCTGAGATCATCATAAGTAAGATACCAAGGTAAGTGCCTAGCCTCATAAGGAGGAGCAGTTCTTATAGAGGGATACAACAGATAATCCTTAAATATGTTTTGGTAAATAGCGAATGTAGTATCAAGTTGAGCTTGTATGTATAGCCCCTTTTGGGTCTCGCCTCCCCCGTAGCCTCTTTCGTGATTGGCAACTTCCACCGGATCGCAAATTAAATTTTCGTTAGGCTCTGGTAAGTCGTCTATTCTTAAGTTGAGACCCACTTTGACTATGTCCCCTTTCTTTACTCCATGATCGTATTCCTCGCTGAACCCATTCATTAGAGCTTCCTTAAAATCTTCAGGAGCAGACGCTATGTCCAAATCTGGGTCAGTCATAGCAAAGTACTCGCTCTTTACTTGTTTATTGAATCCGCTTTTATAGAAAACCCTATGGCCGTGATTCTTCTTAAACCTTATTACTTCAAAC